CAGCTTCGTAAGTTAGTTCGACAGTAGCATTGCCACCATATAATTGTTGCCAGCTACTGCCGTCAAAGACTTTAATACATTGCGAATCAACATCATACATCATATCCCCAACCATCTTAGCGTTAGAGTTATAATTCCTACTGACAAAAGTTGAAGTTGTACCTCCAGTGACCTGAAGGTATCTTCCACTTGAATTGATTCCGTTCAACATATTACTTTTGTTGTGCTGGCAACAAGTATTGATAAACTGCTAGACCTGAATCAACTGTGATTTCAGCAGCACCTTGGTCACTGATACGGAATGTCTTGTCACCTGGCAAGCTAAGAATAGCAAGTACTTCTGCGACAGGCCAGAACCAGTTCTTTGCCAATGTACCTACAACGCTAGGTTGAAACACAAAGTTACCACTGTGAGTTGACACATCACCAAAGTAAATCTTCAAGTCACCGTTTTCAACTTTAGTCGAAAAGTTCTTTTCTTCGCTGTTAGCACTTGCTTGCTTTTTCAAACGCAAGATACTAGCAACACTTGGTTCGAACTCAACGTTCCAAGCTGCACCTTTGAACTTGATATCTTTGATTTTTTCTTCAACGATAGACTTAGCCATCAAACGATAGTCGTTAATGAATGACTTATCTTTTGTTTCAAAGTGAATTGTATCTGGAGTCATAACACCGTCACGGTCTTTACGTGTGATGTTAATCAAAGAGTTTTCATCATAGTCATCGAAACCAAGAATAGTTTTCAACTTACCCAAATTAGGCATACCGAATACGCCCTCGAACTCTGCGTTAGGCTGAACTAATGTGCCAGTAACAACAACTGACTTGTCTTCTGAAACGGCAGTGATAACTGTCGTAGTGTTTGTACCAGTAACTTTGATTAGGTCGATGTTACCTAAACCTTGTGTGTACTGAATAATGTTTTGTAGTGTATCTTTCATTTTATGTCCTTATAAATGTATTTAGGAATACGTAGTGTGTATTATATCTGGATTTTTTACGTTTGTAAACAGTTAGTTTACCCGAACGTAAATAATTCATCGAAGGTTGACTTAACATCAATGTTGTTCTTAATATCCCAACCAAGAACACCAATCAAGTTTTCAATCTTTTCATCAACGAGCGTCTGCTCCATAGCATCGTCATCGAATGGTAAGTCTTTGAACCATTGTGGTAATCTAAGTTCATCAACTGGGTAAGCAATTGAGTTAAAGCCCAAAGCGTTAGGCTTCAATTTGCAAACTACAATTTTCATACCATCAATGATTTGCATTGAATAGTTGTCATTGTAAACTCTGCGTAGATAGTTCCAATTGATAGCGGCTCTTGCGTGACCCACTTTACATGTACCAGTTTTCTCAAACGCTTGTGTATGCTTAGTCAAGTTGTTAACTGACTTAGGTGAACCCTTAGTCCAACTATCTTGCGAAACCATAATACGCTTAAAGTCTTTGATACGTTCAATGATATCCTCACGATTTTTACCTCGTTGTAGAACCATTTCAAGAACGTCCATTAAGAACTCTTGTACATACTTAGGAGTATCAGCACGTTTCAAGTCAAGACCCATAGCCTTGATATCACCTAGACTACCATCTTTGTCTTTACGCTTACCTTCTTTGTCGAAGATGTTAATAGCATAACGCTTCTTAACGATAAAGATAGCACGGTCACCAATCAATTCACGACCAGCTTTGATAATCTCACCATTCTTGCGAGGAGCATGGAATGCTTTCTCCATGAATGCTGGGAAACTATTGTTAGCTTCGTCTGCGATTGCGTCATACAAACCGATACATACATCTTTGTTCCACTCTAACTCACCTGCATCAATCTGAGGCTTCATTGTAGTGTACGCGGAGAAGTAGCATGAGTCAGTATCACCATAAACAATCGCTTCACCTTCGTGTGTGTAATCACCCACAACAGTTTGATTGATTTGGCTCATCATGTGTTTAACAATCTGACGACCACTCAACGTAACTGATTGACCAATACGCTTATCATAGAAACGACAGTGTTCATTCAACAACGCACCATAAGCTGAGTTAAGCAAAATCTTACGAACAAGCTGACGCTTATCGTAGTATTCGTACATGTCTGTACCATATGCTTCTTTTGCTAGCTTCTGTGTTTCTTTACGTTCTGAGTACCAACGAGACAATAGACCAGGAATGATACCTTCTTTTTCGTATGTAAAGATTGTACCGTTCGCTGAGAGAATCCAAGGCTTGTGACTATCAAAGACCATCTTCCAAATCTCGGCTGCTGACATTTCTACACTGCGACCATCTTCGTAGTCTACAGTTAAGATAGTGCCTCTTTCTTGGTTCATAATTGCTGTGTACTCTAAAGCACCGAACAAGTTTTCCCACAAGATAGCACCAGTAACGTCATCATCACCGTCTTTGTAAAACTTCTTTTCTCGGGCAAGTTTCATGCCCTTCTCTCTCATGTATTGGTCGGTGAGTGTTTGTCTGACCTGAGCAACGATGGTTTCTGGCGCCATGTTGAGTGCTCTAATTGCTGACGGGTAGAGTGAGTTAATGTCCACTGCTCCGACCCATTCGTGCATACCTCTTTTGGGCGTAGCAACATAGGCACCTGCCGCTTGTTGAACTTCATCTGCATTATCATTCTTCCTTTTCTTGTCTGGAACTACTAATCCACGTTCGTGTGCTTCGTTCATAATAGCCATTTCAATCATAGCTACTGAACCCATAACTGTTGGCAATAGCACAGTGTTTTCATGTGCCAATGCGTTAGCTAGTTCTAAGAACTTAGTTTTGTTGTGAATTTTAACCAATAGCAAAGTATCTTGTCTGTTGTATTCAATGAACTTTTTAAAGTCTTTGTTATACAACTGGTCAAGAGTGCCTTCGTATTGTGTTTTGTTCTCACCGACTTCATATTCGCCGATAGCGTCAAGTTTGTAACTGTGACGGCTTTCGTAGTTATACTTCTTGTACAACTGCAAATAGTCAAGGTGAATGCGACCAATCAAGTCGTATGTTTGTTCCTCTTTACCGAAACGTTCATACGTTCTTGGCTTAGGGAGTTGACCCATCAAGCAGAACTTGCGAGTATCATCTTTTGACATTACTCGTGTAACTCTGTTGACCATGTAGGGAATATCATAGCCCTCTGAGTTCCAACCAGTAAGTACGTCAGCATCTTCTATCAACTGAAAGAATACATCAAACATTTCCTTCTCATTAGTGAAAAGAATTGTGTTCTCAAATTCGTTTACAATCTCTTGTGCTGTTTCTGGACTCATGTGCTTTGGAGCAATGACTAATGTGAAACATGTTTCTAACCAATCTAAGTAACAACTGATAGCTGTAACGGGATTGAACGGATCGCTTGTAGGACTGAAGCCTTTAACTGGGTCAAAGTCTACTTCAATGTCGAAGAAACATGTGTGTAGTTTAGGTAGCTCGGCACCTAAATAGTTTTCTGAGAGGCAACGAAAGACTACGTTAACATCACTCTCGTAAAGACTTTTACCAGAATGAATTCTACGTTCTTTTTCAAACTCACTGCGTTTGCGTGTGCTGAATCTACTAACAGGTTTGCCAAACAAACTTCGCTGTTTGCCCTTAGCATCCTCATAATAGAAAACATAGTTTGCAGGGAATTCGTTGTAATGACGTTTGCCATCAGTGCCGCGCTCTACTACAAAGATGCGGTCATCATCCCTACTATGAATAGCATCAACGTATGACATTAAAGAGTCTTACCCACTGTTTCCAAAATAGTGTTAAGGTCTTCGTGTTCTTGGTTAGCTTGTGTCAAGCTGGCTTTGTGTGCAATGCGAATTGCTTTTTTGAGTACAGAAGGTTTGACTTCCAATTCTTCTGCGATTGCTTTGATAGTGTCAGTCAAACCACCTTGCAATGTATCAATCTCATGCATAACTGCCATGCCTTCATTGATAAGTTGGGTCAATTTGATTTTCTGGTCACCGCTAAACATTTTTGCTGTCATATATAATCTCCTAAAGAAGTAGTTATTATATAACAGCTACGCAACAAAGTCAATCTTTTTGCGTAATGAGTTTAACCTTTATTCTTCCCAAACTCTAACATCTTCACCGCGATGTTTGTCCCAGAAGCCTTTACCGGCATCAGTTTGGTCATAGCTTCTAACGATAGTATAACCTAACTTTTTAACATAGTCATACATTACTTTAGCAATGCCTTGACCCTGGTACTTTTCGTTGACCCATAGGTCTTGTGGGTCTAGTTCATTGTCATCACCTATGTAGAATGTAACATGCCCTAATACTTTATTTCGCCAGTCGTCAAGGGCATCAACCATTAACTCGTAATCGTTCTTAGTTACTTTTAAGTTTAGACCTTCATACTCAACAGTTGTAGCTTCTGTTTTATATTCTACTATAAATTCATTTGCTCTCATTTATCATTCTCTTTACAAGTAGTGCCAATCTTAATGGGTCTTTATTTTGCTGACGTTGTAGCAAAGAAATCTTTGCATCAATAGTGGCATCACGGTCAAATAAATCATCAGGGATATCTCTCAATGATTCTCTTGGCTTATTGGAAGATTTCGGGATGTTGCTTGCCATAAATCTTTATGTACTTTCCCGCCATCATGTCTGCCATTGCTTCAACAGGGCTACCTGGATAGCTATCATCTGGTCCAATCATATTCAATTGGTCTTGTCTGTGATGTACAAGTTCGTGGAAGATTGTGCGAAAGATATCAACTAAGTTACGATTCTCAATGTACACGAGAATGTTACCATCGCTAGTATGCATACCAGTACGATGGTCTTTTTGTGCTTGTTCAGTGTCTCTACTGAATTCAAACTTAGGATGAGGCTGTTGCATATTCAATGTCTTCAACGACCATTGAATGAAATCTTTAATCTTCTGCTGGTCTTCAGTAGTCTCTACACCTTCATTTATGCCAGAGTACTGTCTTAGTGATTCTGGATCATACTCAGGAGTAGCTGTTTTTAGTTTTCTAAGGCCAGCTGCGATAACATGAGTGATGTATGGAGCACTGTAGCCTAACTTTTGTGCGATTTCTCTAGTGCTCATGTCTTGCCAGTAATGCATGTGAATCATTTGACGCTGCTTACCTGTCAACAAATCTATTCTACTCTTAATCAAACGCTTGATAGAGTCATCCATTTCTGGTTCATCAGATGGTTGGTCGCCTAACGTATCTAATGATTGAGCTTTGCCTTTTGTATAGATATCGAACGGGTTATCACCTAATGTGGGCATCTTATTGTATGAACCACGATATGTAGTACCGTTAGGGTTGTACAAAGCTGCTTGTTGTCTGGGATTCGCTTCATTAACCGTATCTTCATTACGTTGTTTGATTTTCTTAACCCAAGTATCAGGTGTATCTTTGTACTTGGCAACAAACAAATCATGTAGCTTTTTGCCGTCAATACCGTGATGAGTAGATACACGCTGCATCAATTCATCAATAGCATTATAATCGGTTCTTTTGAGGGTGGGGAGTTTGTCTGCTAGTTCTTTAGCAGCGGATTCGGATAAAAATTCTATGGCTCTCATATTAGTATTTATCACATAAAGGAAAATGCTCACTTTAGAGTCCACGGTAGCGAATCGCTTTCTCACTCCAGCAGCCGGAGTCACATTTACGGTAACAAGTACCGGTCCTAAGGTGTGTTCTTAATTAATCTTATTCTCGGGTTTATCATACGCTCTACGGTCAGTTAGATGATACTCCATTCCGTTTTCTTCACTGTATTTTTGATACAAATCCCATGTAGGTAATAGACGTTTAATCATTTTAGCGTACAACGATATA